GGTTTGAGCATGGCAGACATTTACCCAGATGATGAGCCCGAACAGCCTGAAGTAATACCGTCTCAAACAGGGGGGAACAATGCGCAAATGTATGGGTAAAAACATGTTGAATTTAGGAAGGGCGAGTAAATGAAAGCTGAGCATTTAACACGGCTAATGGGCTTGTTACTTAATAGGCCGTTAGTGATGGACCCTAATTACTTTATGGTCATGATGGGGGCTTTAACAACGCGTTTGGGCATAGGCTCATTAGAATTTGACGGTAAAACCTTTGCTGTTAACGATTTGCAGGGGCTTGCTAATTCTTATGAAAAGGAGGGTGCTAAACCTTATAAGGTTGTTGATGGTGCGGCCATTATTCCGGTGCATGGCACCTTGGCACATCGTTTTGGCAGTGTAAAACCTTATTCAGGGATGACAGGTTATGACGGTATCAAACTGAATTTTGATATGGCTGAAGCGGACCCTGAAGTTAAGGGGATACTTTACGATATTGATTCACCAGGTGGTTCGGTGAACGGCATGTTTGATTTGGTTGAGCACATTAAAAAAAATCAGACTAAGCCCTCCCGTTCAATCGTTGATCCTATGGCGGCAAGTGCGGCGCAATTTTTCTCTGCTGTTGCGGAAGACGTCACCTTATCTAAAACGGATCGCATGGGGTCGATTGGGGCTATGACGGCGCATTTTGATGTGTCTAAGGCGATGGAGAGTTCAGGTCGTAAAATCACCTTGATTGCGGCAGGTGCACGAAAGGTGGAAGGCAATCCTTATGAAGCCTTGCCCGAAGCCGTCTTTAACTCTCGTAAATCAGAACTTGAAGTAATTCGTGAAATGTTTGTTCAAGGTCTGGTTGATATGCGCGGCTGTGACTTTAAAGCGCTGATGGATACCGAGGCGGCGGTGCTGTCTTCTGCAGAAGCGGTTGATCTCAAGTTAGCCACCAAAATAATGTCACCTGATGATTCTATGAATGAGTTCATAGACCAAATTAATAAACCAACACAGATATCAATGGATGGGAACGACCTAATGAAAGATCCAAAGCTACAAACTCAAGCAAACACACCAACACAAGCGCCAACACAAGCAACAACTGACATTGAAACGGCCCGCAATGAAGCGACATTAGCAGAGCGTGGCCGAATTCAAGCCATTATAACCAGTCCTGAAGCGGAGGGTCGTGTGGATGTTGTTCATATGATGGCGTTTGACAATCCTATGGCGTCTGATCAAGCCATTGCTTTTTTGAGCAAGGTGCCAAAAGAAGCACCTGCTGCAGTAGCGCCAGCAGCTAACACAGACTTTGCATCGGCAATGGGAAATGAAGACCCAGACGTGCCGCTTAATGATGAGTCTGAAGAAGGGGCGGGTGGCGCTGATGCGGCCGCTGTTAAAGATGATGATTCGGTTGATTCAATGCTGGCGTTCTGTCGTCAAGGTGACCAAAAAGCTTAATTAGGGCGGGTCAGTTAATTTAAATATTTGAAAGGAAAATTGTTATGAGTACAGCAGGTTTAGCGGCTTCAAGTGATGTAAGTGAAAATTTCACACCCTTTGTGTCGGGTGATAAAAAAATCATTACAGCGGGTGTTGTGATTGAGTCTGGTCAAACGATTGCGCAGTACCAGTTGCTTGGTCGAGTGACGGCCTCGCAAGAATACAAAATATGTGTCAAGACGGCGGGGGATGGTTCAGAAGTGCCTAAGCGCATTTCAACCATGCCTGCGAATGCGTCCGGTGGTGCGGTTGAGTGTGGCGTTTATTGTGAAATTGAATGTAACCCTGCTCAAGTTGTTTTGGATGCCAGTTGGACGGTGGCAGGGGTTAAAGAAGGCCTTGCGGATGTCGGGATTTACCTCAAAAGTTTTGAGTAAGTAATTTGTTATTACCCCCTTATTAAATATTGTTAAAAGTACCTGAAGGTGCTTTTTTTTGGAGAGATGAAAATGGGTCAATCGGTAAATGATACGCTGAAATTAGCTCAGTATATTGAAGAGAAGAATGAGCCTAACACGTTTTATTTAAACCGCTTTGCTGCTCTTATTATTGAGAGTGATGAAGAAGACGTGTTAATTGAAATGAAGTTCGCAGGTAAGAAAATGGCCCCCTTGGTGATGCCAATGGAGCAAGGGCAGGCGCTTTATGAGCAAGCAACACGATCACGTAAAGTCAGACCTGCGTATGTCAAAATGAAAGATCCTGTTACGCCTCAGAATGCGTTGCGTCGTACAATCGGTGAAGATCCAAAGCGCCTCATGGGTCCGGCGCAACGTCTTCAAGCGGCAACCATGAATCAGTTACTTGAACATGATAAACGGCTCGATAGGCGCTTGGAATGGATGGCGGCGCGTGGCTTTCAAAATGGGAAAATTGTGCTTACTTATAAGAACAAAGCCCCTATCACCGTAGACTTTGGCCGTGACCCTTCGTTAACAAAAGTGCTTGATGGTTCAGCGGATAATGAGTTCTGGTCTGATGTAGATATCAAGATTGTTGATCAGATTGAGACGCATTGTGCGTTGATGGCAGAAGCGCCAGGTGGTGTGGCTCCGACTGATGTGGTGCTGCCATTAGATGTTTGGCAGGTCTTTAAGAACAATAAGCAGGTTCTTGATTTGTTGGATAAAGATAAAGCAGGTCAAGAAGGTGACTTGAAGCGTGGTGTTGTTATGCCTCAAGGTGTTAATCGCCGTGGTGTGTTGCAGGGCGGTTTAGTGATTTGGGTGGACACTCGAACCGTTGAGCTTGCAGATGGTTCAAAAGAAGCGTTGCAGCCAGCTAAAGAGGTTTTGTTTATCTCAGATGCGGTTGAAGGGGCGCAGCATTTTGGGGCTATTTTGGATGTTGAGGCACTTATTGCCATTCGTAGCTATCCGAAGTATTGGAATGAGAAAGACCCAGGTGTTCGAGTTGCTATGACGCAATCCGCGCCAATAGTTGCACCTGGCAATCCTAATGCGACATCAAAAATGATCGTACTCGCTTAAATTTAAAATCACATTCTAGTTTCAAAACGGGGCCAATTTGTGCTCCGTTTTGGTTTCTGGTGTTTAAAGAAAGGTATTGATTATGGCTAAGGCAAAAACACCTGCAGAAAATAAAGCCGCTGCAGAGGAAAAAGCAGAAAAAAAGAGACTAGCGCTTCTGGCTAAGCAAAACGATCAGGCACAGGGTGCGGATTCAGGCTCTGATGGTGATGTTGGTTCGGGCTCTGATGGAGATGCTGATTCAGGCACTGATGGTGATGCTGATTCGGGCGCTGGTGATGATGCTGATTCGGGCGCTGGTGATGATGCTGATTCGGGCACTGATGGTGATGCTGATTCGGGCACTGATGGTGATGTTGATTCGGGCACTGATGGTGATGCTGGTTCGGGCACTGAAGGTGATGCTGATTCGGGCGCTGATGATGGTGCTGAGCAGGATGAACACCCAGTATTTTATACGGATGTGAAATTGGATAAGCCTAAGCGCTTTAAATTAATTGCCATTAATACCGTGGGTAAGCATGCGCCTGGTACTGCGTTTGAAGTTGAAACCCCTGAGCAATGTGAGCGCTTGTTAGGTTTGGGTGCGGCAAAGAAAGCACCTGAAAAAGGCTAGTCATGAAGAAGTTAGCGTTCTTTCGAATCATGGCAGAAAACCTCGGTGAAGAAGCGTATTTGTCAGGTGTACCTGAGGTGGTTTTTCTTGTTCAGTTTAAATCTGAATATCTAGAAACAGCGGGTTATGTGGGGTCCGGTTTTACGGTGAAAGTAGCTGATGAAGACCTTCCTGAAAACCCTATCGATAGTGCGCTTGTGATTGGTGGTCAAACCTATTATTTGCGTGAAATTGTTGATCAGTGGGTGGGCGTTACTAAGTATCAAGTTGAGAAGGTGCGCTAATGCATAGGATTGATAAGGTTTTAGATGGTTTGGTTGCCGTGTTGGATGCTGCGCTTGATATAGAAGTGAAACGATCCGTTAGCTATCGAAGCTCTGCATCATGTTTGAGGGTTGGTCAGGGTTCGGAAAATACCTTGTCAGAAGGCGCGATGACAGATGCTGATTTTGAGTTAATTCTGCTGCAGGTTGTGGTTGATAAATCTGAGTCGCTTGAATCCATTGCGAATGATTACCGCGCTCAAATTCATAAAGCCTTGATGTCAGCTCAAGGCTCAATTGATGGGCTGGTCAGTATTGAGCGGCCACAAGTTGAAGCGGCTGATTTTAATCCTGAAGCGACCGTTTTTCAGCGGCGTTTAACCTATAACGTGAAATACCGTTACAACACACTGGACCCCAGTTTATGAAAAAGCCTAAAGCGAAAACAGATAAACCCGTTCGTGAGCGGGTTGTATTGAGTCCCCGTGAAGGTGGTAGCAAAACGATTCCTGCACCATCCCCTTTAACAGAAACAAAAGTAAAAGAGACTGAAAATGAAACTGACAAAACGTAGTGTTATTTTTCTCAAGTTAGAAACGGCGCAAGGTACGGATGCGGTTCCCGTTGAAGCAAGTGATGCCATTTTAGTTGAAGGTTTAAAGTGGTCCGTTGCCAGTGAGCGAATGGTTGAAAGAAAGCCCACCACGGCCACATTCGGCATGTTAAAGAAAGTCTATGCGGGCCACATGTTAGAAGTCTCGTTTGATATGGAAATCAAAGGCTCTGGGGTCTTGGGTGAACGTCCTGAAATCGGTGCGCCTTTGGTGGCTTGTGGTTTTGCTGAAACGGTTGTTGCGTCCACTTCGGTTGAATATCTACCTGCCACGCAGGGCCAAAAATCGGCCACGCTGTATGTCTATGAAGACGGTGATTTGATTAAGTTGGTTGGGTGTATGGGTAAGGTCACGTTTGACCTTTCAACGGGCGCGGTGGGTAAATCAAGTTTTACCTTCACAGGTCATCAAAATGGTGAGGTTGTAAAAACGCCTTTCCCTGCGTCAGTTTATGACAGTGTGACACCTTTCCCCTTGATCGGTGTGAGCTTCACTATGGGCGGTACGCTGGATATTTCCAAGCTTTCAATTGATATGGGAATCAGTGTTTCAACACCGGATAGCATGAGCAGTGCAGATGGTTACGGTGACGTTTTTATTAGCGATCGCAATGTAACCGGCTCTATTGACCCTTTAGCAAAAACGGCGGATCAAAAAGAGTATTTAACCGATTGGAAGTCTGGTACCGAAGCCTCATTGACCACGGGTGATATCGGCACAACGGCGGGTAACATTTATAAAATAACCTTACCAAACGTCTACAACTCAGCGGCCCCTAAAGCGGGTGATCGTAGTGGGCAAGTTAGCCGTGAGCTTTCGATTCATGCGTTGCCTACGTCTGGTGATGATGAGTTTAGTTTGTTGTTTACTTAATTTAAGGGGGAACTATGCGTTTAGATACAGCCAGTAAATTAGTGCCAGAATGGTTTGATTTTAAATCAGAGAAAGTGAATGAAGAGCCTGTGGCAGGCTTTAATTTGAAACCGCTATCAAGCATGGAATATATGCAAGTGTTGGCGGGCATGATAGTGAATGAATCAGGCTCTCAAACCTATTCAGCTCAAGCGGTCCGTGATGCCTTTAGGATGGCGGTAATTGGGTGGCGTAATATAACAGAAGAGGATGGTCAGACTGAGGTTAAGTTCTCATTGCACTTAATGGATTACGTGCCTGTTAAAATATTAAATGCTGTGTTCAGTGAAATTCTTACTCGCGCTATGGTTCGGGAATACGAAAGAAAAAACTAATCATTGCAGTGGCCGTTTATCAAAATGCCAAAGACTTTGACTGCAGTCGTTGTACGTGGGGAAGGCATTGTAATAAGGATAATCCGGCACCTATTAAGCAGTGGGTTATTAAAGATGTGATTGAATCAAACACGTGTCTAAAACCCATGATCACTTCTACTTCAAACGAACTTATCTCTCTTTACTCACACTTTTCTAAAAATCGGTTTCCTTTGTCGGGCGGTCTTCTTGATCAGCCTGCAGCGTTTGTTAATGCGATGGAAATCATAGAATCAGCGGTTGAAAATAACGATGAATGAATCTAGGCATGCGTTTGTATTGACGGGCTCTGATCAGACGAGAGCGGCGTTTAGTTCTGTGAATGCGTCTGTTACCGATATGCAAAAAACAGTGGTGTCGGCCACTGAATTAATTGCAACGGCATTGGGTGGTGTGGGCATTATTGCCTTCACCACTCAAATGGGTCAAATCGGTGAAGAGTCTTTATTGGTTGCTGATCGGTTGGGCATGACAACGGAACAAATCACCTCATTGCAGTATGCAGCAAGTCAGTTTGGGCTTGATGGTGAGGCGATGAACGGCGTGTTGCAAGATATGTCGATTAAGATTCAAGAGTTTGGAGAGATAGGGACAGGGGAAGCGGCAGACTTCTTTGAAAACCTTAATCTAGACGTTAAAGATTTTATTGATTTATCACCTGATGAACTGCTGCTAAAAGTGGCGAAAGCACTTGATAATGTGGGTGAAGCGTCAACGCGTGTTTACCTTGATCAGTTGGGCGGTGATGACCTTGTTTCTTTGTTGCCTGCGTTGAGAAACAGTGCGGAAGGCTTGAAAGAATTAAGGCAGGAAGCGTACGACACAAACAAAGTGCTGTCACAAACAGATGCCATTCGTTTAGCCAGTATTGCAAACGAAGTGAGTATCTTTGAAGGCTCCGTTAAAAGTCTGTCTTTGCAATTGGCGGCTGAGTTTGAGCCCACGGTTAAAGCGATCAGTAGTACCTTTAAACAGTTTACCGATGATGAGGATGCAGTGGCAACGGGCCTTGATATTATCGGCACGTCAGCCACGGTGGTCTCCGGTATTTATTTAGGGCGCTTGGTGAGTGGGTTTGTGGCATCCACGCAGGCTAAATATGCGGATATAGCTGCGACCCGTCAAAAGCTTGTAGTCGATGTTGAAAGTGCGCGGGTAGCGTTGGCGGCAGCTAATCAAAAGCTCACGGTTGAAAGAACGGCTTATAATCAAAGTCTGGTTGCAAAGCGGGCTGATATTGTCGCGTCAGAATTAGAGTCCAGAGCGAACCTTGATAGATTGCGAACAACACAATTAGCGGCGGCAAGTGCTGTTGAAGACGCGCTGGCGCTTAAAGCGAATGCAAGTGCAATCGAGCACAACGTATTGCGTACAACTCGCTTAACAGCGGCTGAGGAAGCGTTAAGGATTGCGCGGGAAAAGCGAAAAGTATCAACAGATCGATTGTCAGCATCTGAGTTAAGGCATTCGGCTTTGATTACCAAAAATGCGGCAAGCCTTGAGGTGTTAGCGAATACCACTAAACGAGTGGACAGGGCCACGACGCAAGCCGCGTCGAAAACACAAAAGCTTCAAGCGGCACAGGCGGCGTTTAATTCAACGGCTAAAACAGGCACGGTTATAACGCGTGGCTTAGCGGGCAGCATGGCGCTATTGGGTGGGCCTATTGGTTTACTCACATTAGCCGCCACTACCTTGGGCGTGTATGCCATGACAGCGGGGGCATCTGAAAGTGATTTTGATGCGGCGGCAGGGTCCATTGAAGGCTTGCAAGAAAAGCTAAAAAAAGCCCCACCTAATGAACTGAATGCGATGTTGCAGCAGCTTCAAAGTGAAGCGCTGGCAACAGAAGTGGCGATGGAGTCAATCAGTCTCGCTGAAAATACGGGCTCTGCCAGTCCTGATCTTGACCTTGATTATCATCGAAGAACGCAAAACCTTCAGGATGAAACAGAAAAGCGAAATGAAATATTAGAAAGGGAATCACTGGTTCAAACCACGATCAATAAGCGCACTGCAGATGAGGCCAAAAAACAAGCCTTCATCAAAGAAACCATCATAAGTGAAAGCCTTAAAAAGCAAATTGATAAGATCAATGATTACGGTAAATCGGCGGCTGATTTAAGGCGTGAAGCCTATCAAAAAGAACAGACTGATATTAAAGAAATGGGTACGAGAGAGCTCATCTCTGATATGCAATTGAAATCCATGCTTTCTGCGTCTGAATCAAAGTTTAATCTTGAAATGGAACAGATGCGGAATCAGCAAAAGCTATCTACGCTGGTTCAATTTGGGACTGAGTATTCTCAGCGTGAAAAGATGGGATTGGACCATCAAAAGCGAATGATTGAGTACACCAAAACAACGGGCATAACGGATGAAAAGGACGAGCGTTTAGTAGCCTATTGGAATCAATCGTATCAATACGGTTTAACCGCTCTCAAAAATTATCAAGATGGTGTTTTAAAGGAATATCGTGATTACGGTAAAAGTGCGCTGCAGTTAGAACATGATCGTTATGCAAAAGAGCAAACGGAACTTAAAAAGCACCTTAAAAATCAGGACATAACGCAGGCGCAATATGATAAAGCCGAAGTGGTTTCAACACAGCGAAATTCTGATTCCTTAGAGAAAATTAAACAGACTGAGTTAAATTCAAAAATCACGGCACAGCGTGACTTTGCTAATAACTTTACGGGCATGGCAGACAGTGAAAACAGCAAGCTTGCAGCAATCGGCAAGGCGGCATCCATTTATAATATCGGTTTGAAAACGGCAGAGGGGGCAATGGCCGCTTTTGCGGGCGCTCAAATGTTGGGTCCTATTGTTGGACCCCCTGTTGGTGTGGCGCTTTCGGGCGCTGTCATTGCATACGGTGTAGAGCAAGTTGCTAACGTTAATAATCAAAGTTATCACACGGGGGGTGTTGCGGGTCAGGCTTCGGATGATTACGGCCAGCGACTTAAGGCGGGTGAAATGAATGCCACCTTGCTGATTAATGAGGAGGTATTAACGGCTGATGACCCAAGGCACAGAAAGAACCTGAAACTCTCAAATGGAAGTTCTAAGAATGAAGGTGGCGGTATCACCTTGATATTTGGTGACACCATCGTGCAGGTCGAAAATACCAATGCAAACCCCAATGAAATAGCCACAATCACGGCAGATAAAATTGCCAGTACAGTGATGAGTGTTCTTCGGACAAAAAAAGGAGAAAAGGCCGTTTATAACGGGGTTGCTGCTGAGGCGGGGCGTAATTTAGGCAAGATTAAGGGCGTTCGCTCTTAATTCAGTTAATTCTAATGTATTAAATTTGAGATCTTATGATTCCTTATCTTATAGATGCCAATGTTGCTGTCTCGTCAAAAGATCCGGCAGCGGTCAGCGTGTCACGGTCGGGTAAAAAGCTTGCTCGAAATTTAGAGCAACAAGCCTGGTCTTTTTCGATTGAATGGCCGGAATTGCTGCATTCAAAAGCGGCGGCGTTAGAAGTGGCTTTAGATGACATGATGGGGCAAACGTTAACGGCTCAGGTGCTTCACCCTGTTCGAAGTTATCACCCTAACGCCAGTGGTGTTTGGGGTGTTTCGATTGCGACAAGTGCGGGTCAAAAGCTGGTCACGTTGGCGGGTTCGGGCGAGCTTTCTATTGGTCATTTCATTGGCTTTTCAGGTCACACTAAAGTGTACAGGGTGATGAAGTATGACAGTAATGTGGTGACGCTTTACCCTGCGTTACGGGCTAATTTAACGGCTGATACAGCCATTGTTCAAGCGGTCCCTTTTACCGTGACCCGTACTGATGATGAAGCGAGTTATCCCACCTCTGGGCCGCTTGTGTCAATTTCTGCTGAGTTTGAAGAGCAGCTTTTCTAATTCCTATTTCTAGGTGATTCATGATTATACGAAATTTAATTCGCTTGGAATTTTCAGGCGGTGGTGAGCTATTGCTGACAGATGGCGGTGTGCCTGTGACTTACCTAGATCACCATTATGTGCCGGATGCGTATTTAAAAGACATTGGTGATGTTGAAGAGCAATTAGAGCTCAATACACAAGACTGGGATTTGACATTAGGGGTTGAGAATGTGGCATCTGATGCGGTGTTATTTGCGTTTCGATCGGGTGCTTATCTTAATCAAACAGTCACCTATTACCGCCAATATATTTGGGACGATGACAGCATTGAATTTCATAAATTGTTTGAAGGGAAAATGATTAGTTATGAAGAAGATGATGCGGAAGAAGGCACCACGGTTGTGGTGACAAGTTCAGCCAATATTATTCATTGGCAGCAAGTGAAAGGCCGTAAAACTAACAGCGACTCACAACAGCAATATTACCCACTTGATAAAGGGTTTGAGTTTGCAGGTATGGAAACAAAAGACATTAAGTGGGGTGAATAGTGGGCTTGTTTAGTGGGATTAAAAACGTCTATCAAAGCTTTTACAGTAACGTTATTGATGTTGTATATGATGCTTGGAAGGATGTGGGTGATTGGCTTGTTGATGAGTTGATCAGCAAAGAGGGACCGTTACCCGATAATCTATTAGTTAATAATAATGATGCGGTTTCCAGTCTTCCTGTTGTATATGGTGAGCGCAGATTAGGTGGTACACGGGTTTATCTTGTGAGCTCTGGTTCAAAGAACAAATACCTTAATTCAATTTTAGCCATTGCTGAAGGGGCGGTTAATGGCATCTCTGATATTGAGATAAACGATAAACCTGAAAGCGCTGTGACCAGCAAGCTTAGGTATACAAAGTATTTAGGGGCCACAACACAAGCGGCAGATGCGCAATTTGTGTCTGAGCTGACAGCATGGACCAGTGAGCATACTTTGAATGGTGTGGCTTATTTGGCGTTACGTTATGAGTATGACCAGGATACGTATTCAGGTTTACCCACGGCCACTTCATTGGTTAAAGGCTTGTCTCTTTATGATCCAAGAACGGCCACTTCAGCCTATTCAACAAACTATGCCTTAGTGGTATTAGATTACTTTCGTTCTGCTGTGTATGGGGTCGGGATTACGGATGATTCTTTAATTGATTTTGAATCGTTTAAATCGTCTGCTAATACGGCTGATTCTGAATATGCGAGTTCAGTTGATAGTGAGGTGATGGTTAAGCGCTTTGCCTGTAATACGGTGGTTGATACGTCAAAATCACCTTTAGATAATATTAAAGAATTGGTGTCAGAGAGTCGGGGTTTTTTAACTAATTCAGCGGGTCAATGGCGTTACATTATCCAGAATGATACGACCTCAAATCACACCATAACTTTTGATGATATCGTGGGCAGTATTTCAAGGCAGTCAAACGGAGCCCGTGATAAATACAATAAAGTCACGGTGAAATATGTAGATCCTGATTTGGGTTGGAGTGAAAACGAAGCGACTTACCCGCTTGATAATGATGAGTACGAAACCTACTTAGAAGAAGATAATTTTGAAGAATCACACCAAGATATAAGCGTGTCCTCTTGTACCAATCGTTACCAAGCGATCGATATTGCGCGCCAGGCATTACAGGAAAGCCGGATTGGTGGCGGTATTTCGTTTGAAGGCCAGCCTTGGTTAATCAAAGTTCGCGTGGGCGATTTGATTACTATGGCTGTACCTGGTCTTGCTGATAATTATCTTTATCGTGTGTCTTCACGATCCTTACCGCAAACGGGCGGCGTGAGTATCCAAGGCATTGTTTATGATCCCAGTGTTTTTCCATGGATTGATATTCCTGATCAGACCGCACCGGATGTGCCTGTGGTGGTTGATGCTTCCTTTTTGCCTGATCCAACGTCACCCACCTTTACTGCAGATGAATTTAACATCGCGTCTGCAGGGGTTCTTA